CCAGTAAGGCTGTCCACGGACTATTGGGGTATTCCTTCTCCGCCGGTGCCTCGTCAGTAACATCCTACCGCGGATGGACCGTTAGTGGAGCACTCAACCAGTGGCACCGCTTCTACATGGACTCGGCCAACTTTGTCGGTGCTACGAATATCACCCTTGCACGTGGCGCGGACTCTGGTGGCACGAACCAGTACTGGCGCCTAACCTTTAACACAGACAAGACGATCAACCTTCGCAGGGCCGACAACTCTTCGTTCATCACCACACCGCCCTTGACAAATGGTGTCGCTACACGTATCGAGTGGCAGGTGCACGGCGGCGTTCAAGGTATGGGCCGCGTGCAGGTGTTCACCGGCGAGAATAAGATTCCCGACTACGACTCGGGTGAAGTGCAAACCAACTTCGCGGGCAACCCTGTCAACCTTCGGTGGGGCTTGGGTGCCGCTGGCGTAAACGTGTCGGGCGCCTTCGATGACGTAGCTTGGTCTGACACGGGCTGGATCGGTGGCGTGCCGATCACCATTGCACCGAAGGGCATTGAGAGTCAGGCCGCTGCAGGACTACCGAACACGACAAGGGTTGTCAAGCCAGTAAGTATCGCCAGTGCTCAGATTGTCGATACGCCTGTCAGTGGCAAGTCTGTCATTGCCGAGACACACTTTTCCGACGAGCGCTTCGGTGCTGCTACGGCTGCCAACAGTGTTCGACCCTTTGGCACTCCTAGCGCACAGGCCTTCGGAGCTATCAAGACAGCACTGGCTCTGATCCCCAAGGGCATCGCAACTGGCGAACGCTTTGGTACGCCCAAGACTACCCTGTTCGTAACGCTATCAGGAATACCATCTGCACAACGGATGGGTACAGCCTCTGTGCTGCCTGTCAATACTGTGGCGCCTAAGGGCATTGTAAGCAGTGAGCGACTGGGCACGACACAGTCCTTGAACACTGCTGTCGTCATCGCAGTGGCTGTTGGTTCGTCTGAGGTCTTTGGCCGCACAGCTGTATTCGGACCAGGTTCAGTCGTTAGCGCGAGAGGCATCCCCACAGCCGCTGCTATGGGCAATGCGATCATAACGCAGGTCGTAAAGCCTGTCAGCATTGCCAGTGCGGAAACTGTTAATGCGCCTAAGCTCACTCGGGCAGTTACTGCGGCTGGTATTACCACGTCACAGGTTGTGGGCCGAGCCTCAGTTGCTTCTGCATTGAGCGTTGCTGTGGTGGGTGTGCCTGGAGCTTCTGCGCTGGGTAAGGTCACCATTACGCAGACAGTCTTCCCGAGTGGCATTGTAACAGCTCAGGCCTTTGGCAAGCCGTCGAACCTCTTGGCGGTAACATCTCCTGGCGTGCCGACAGCTCAGCGTATGGGCAACAGCGCTGCAGGGGCTACAATTTCGCCCAAGGGTATTACGTCGGCTGAGAATGTGGGCCGAGCCTCAGTTCGCTTGGATAGCATTGTCACACCGAAGGGCATCCCTAGCAGCGAGCAGATTGGTCGCACGGCTACAACGCAAGTCGTCAAGCCTGCTGGTATCGGATCTGCTGAGCGCTTCGGTGTGCAGAACCCTCACGTCATTGGCTTCCCACAGACCGTCACACCTGCCGGTATCGCTTCGGCACAGGACACTACAGTGGGCCGCTTCATCGTCCGCATCATTGCACCTGCTGGTATCCAGAGCGTGCAGGTTGTGGGCAAGGCGAGCACGACAAAGATCATTGCGCCTGTAACGATCACAACAGCTGAGCGGCAAGGCTACACGCACACCGCACAGGTGATCGCAGGCGTTGGAATTGGTTCGGCTGAGCGCTTCAGCAACGTAGGCAAGGCAGTTGGAATTAATGCGACAAGCATTTCAACTGCGGCCGCCCTAGGCGTTGTTAAAGCCTCCGCCCCTGTGGTTCCTCGCGGGATCGAAAGCGGCGAGAAGTTCGGTCGCACAGTAGTAAGCCCCGGCAGTGTAACAGTAAGGCCCACATCGGTAGACTCTGCCGCACGCTTCGGTGTACCGCTCATTACTAATGGGATCACGATCCGTCCAGCGAGCATTACGTCAGCTCAAGCTGTAGGCGGAGCATTCAACATATACCGCGAAGCGGACGTGTACACCGACATGGGCAACGACCTTGTCAACGCTTCGATAGGCTCGGCTACGATCGACGTAGAGGTCGAGCCTGATGTAACATAGGCTGCAGGCCTGCTATCAATCCACTCCCTCGGAAAGATAGCAGGCCTGCTTTATGCCTTCTTCTTACGTCGCCAGCCTGGAACCTTCACGTTGCCTACGGAGATGTCGTAGGTCAACTGCAACCTGTTCTCCAGTGTGTCGTACATCTCTTCGAAGACGTCGGCAAGTGATAGGGCGTGCTCGTTCAATGCTCTGACTTCTATGTACGACAAAGTGTACGTTAAATGCTTGCCGTTGCGGGTATCCGTAACAACGAGGTAGATATGCTCGAGCTCGATGTTGACGCCGCAGTTGCGTATGAACATCATGCCTCTTCTTGGTAGCGCAGCCGACCCTTGACGTCGAAGCGCTTCAGCTTCTTGATCTTCCTCTTAGCGCCCCACATGGTGAAGGTGCTGGCCCTATATTCACCTGTAGGGCCTATGATATCGTATCGACACCCTGCAACCCAGTTGACAGGCACAGCCTTGTAGACATGCCACTTGCCGCTATAGCCAGAAGGTCGAACGTTCATCATGGCCTCTGCAATGCGTAGAGCATCGTCTGATCGTTGAGCGTGTAGGTCCTGTAGTGCAACAGGTGCCTGGTAGCATCTCGTGCGTGACGCATCCCAGCAGTGTACAGTCCTGCCCGCTTGAGCTTGTCATCGTCCCAGAAGCCCTTGCCGGTCGCCGCGCTCTGGATGTGCAAGTCGAAGCCGTTCATCGCTGAGAGGTACTTCATTACGCCGACGAGCTCTGAGGACGTGTAGATGATCTTGGGTCGCTGCCGTTTCCCAGCGATCTCCATACCTTCATCCTTACGGAAGTCGAAGTTCTCCAGGACGACGGTAACACGATTGAGATTGCCTGGCCCTTCAAGTTGCCAGACCTTGTTGACTAGCCACTTGCCAAACTCGTAGTACTCCTTATTCGTCTTGGTGGGGAACTGCAAGAAGGTATACGCTCCAGCAGCTACTTCTCCCACGGCGCTCTTGATACCTACAGACACCTTAGATGAGTCGAAGACTGTGGCGCCAGTAGTCTCTCCAGGGTCGATTCCAATCAGGCTGTGGCTCATGTGTCCTCCCTTGGCTGCTCTTGGTACATCCTGTTGCGGGCCCTGTGGATTGCTTGACCAAGTATCTCTTGTTGGTGCCGTGCCTGACCTATCGTTCGTGTGAGCTTGTGCAGGTCGCACATGTGCTCTGCGCAGTAGAGCGTTGTCGTAACGAATATGCCATCAGCGGCATATTCGATACCGAAGTCGTCGGGGTGCCAACAAGTGAGCCTGCATCGCCAGCGCCTAAGGAACTCCTTCATAGCAGTATCACGTTCTCCTGTTCACCTTCCATGGTGATCATCGCAGGCCGAACTCCGACCCCCACAGGCTGGTAGAAGAGTTGGTCGATGTCGTCGAAACAGTACTCGAGTCCGCCATCGTCTGCCCGGTGGCTCCAATGAGTACCTCGCGACGACCTAAGGTCGTTCAAGTCCCACACGGCCTTACGAAGGTCGGTTAGAGTTCGGGAGTCATAGCGGAAGGGCGAGCTCTGCGCATTCCCAGGGCAGAGTGCACCATGCGGACAATCCAGGTGCGGCTCATTGTGCTCGGCGAAGACATCCCACTCCTGTGTGAGTATCCGAAGCTCTCGAGTTGTGTGCACAACCATATTGTTGGTAGCACAAACGATCACGCGCGACCAACCAGGGTAGCCCTTCATTGGCTTGCCTTGCAGCAGCCATTCGAGTGCCACTGATGTTCTTCCCGACCTGCGGGGTCCTATTACGATCTTCATTACTTGCTCGCCTTCGGCTTCCGCATTACACTGAACTCCTGCCCACCAGGAGTCCGGAACGAGGTGTTCACCTCTTCCGTAGTGTGACTTACTAAGTAAGCGAGCATGGACTTCTCATCGTGGAAGTCGTGCGTCTCGATCTTGCCCTTGTCGCTGTACACGATTACAACCCAATCAAGCATTTGCAGGTCCCCATCCATTCCTTCGCGCCCTGTGGTTCATTGCTGACTGCATTAGGCCAGATTGATAAACTTGAGAAGCTGTCTAACAAAGTCTAACCTAAGAGGATCTTGCGGCTATAGTGATCTACACAGAAGCAAGATTCAAGAGTTAGAACTAGATTAGACTAAGTCTATTTACATTCTAACCTCTAGCTCTCAGCTGCTTCTTCTTTCAAGAGAAGTTCCAACTCTGCCTGCAGATCAGCGATGCGCGCTGTCAGCCTCGCGATCATTGCAGCTCGCGACTTACGCGGGCCCTTCAGGTGAATGGTGATGTTGCTTGGGTCCAGGTTCGTGCGGTCGTTGTCAGCAAACCGCACGACTTCATCTTCACGTAGGCCGCGCCCTAGCTTCTCTTCTGCTACCAGATGTGATGTAGGTCGCCAGCCTTGCTCTGTACGCGTCTGCGAATAGCCCAACGCGTTGATCATCACATCGCCAACTTTACTTGTTGTCCCTCTTGGCATTTGCTGCTGCCTCCTTTCTAGCCTTGTGCGGCGGCTTAAGGTGTATGCTGCCTGTAGCGCCCTGACAGCGTTGCTTGGGCTTTGCGCCGCAGCTGGGGCAAGCCACTGCTAGGATGTCTGCATTGTAGTCACGTGTTGAGCTGCCTGCCATCTTCTATCTCCTTTGGCGTCTCTCGCCACTCGCCATCTATGATGACGTCTTTTGCTTTGACAAAGCTGAACTGGCAGGCCTCGCCATTGTCGATGAAGTAGACGTTCTCGCCATACCTTGTACGCCACAGATCGCACAGCTGTTGAAGTAGTCCTAGTTGCCAGTGCCGCAGCTGCCTCTGTGGCACGCGGCACATCTCTTCGTCAGTGATTGGAATGGTCACCTCTTTAATATCGAGGTCTTCTTCCCAATGCAACTTGTACAGAGTTCGGAATCGCATCATGTCGGGGATCTGGATGATGCTAAACACGTGACAACTTCTTACGCGCACGTCTGCGTTTGATGGGGATCTTCTGGTGTGATGGCTCTACGGTTATCGCTCCGACTGGGATGCTATGCGACCAAGGAACGTTTGAACCTGTTTCCCAAACCATATTGCAGATGACACATGCGTACAGTCGTGGGAACTTTGGCATCTTGAAGAGGAGGTTTGCGCAAGCTCTACAAATCACCCCAGGACCTCCCATACGAGGCATCGACGGTGAAGGGTACGTACGTAGAGAACTTAGCACCCTCTTCCATCATTACAGTCCGCATCATCTCCGTTACCATCTCCCTATTCTTTTCAGGACACTCTACTACCAGAGCGTCATGGATGGTCAAGCGAATCCATCCCAGGCCCTTGAGCATCGGCCGAAGACGGATCAGAGCACTGAGGCAGATGTCACTAGCGGTCGACTGTGGCAGGAAGGACAATGCCTCGTTGAGAACGTCTTTCTGGTTCTCTTCCGTGATGAGGTGGAACCTGCGCTTGCGACCGAAAGGCGTTACGAGGTCGGCACCGCTCAGCACGTGCTGCTTCGTCTGTTCCTGCCAGCGAGCTGTTGCAGGAATGAGGTCCATGAAGTCCTTGTACTGCCTCTCTGCTTCCTTCGGTTCCCAGCCGTACTCCATTGCTAGCGAGTAAGGCGTGCGCCCATAGCCGATGCCGTAGAAGAATGCCTTGGTTCGAATTCGCTCTACAGACTTTGTCCAGTTGCCCACGCCGTAGAGCTGATCGGAGAGCCTGTCGAAAGGGTCGACGTTGTCGTCGCTGAAGATGGTTCGCAGGTATTCGTCTTGGGCAAGGGTCGCAATTACACGACCTTCAGCCTGCTTGTAGTCGCACTGGATCAGAACGTTATCAGGGTGGCTGACAGAAAATTGTTTCCTGATCCCCTTGTCACGCACAATATTCTGGAGATTAGGATTTCGAGAGGCAAGTCGACCGGATGTGGTTCCATGTAGGAGATATGTTGTATATACTCGTCCACGGTATAGTCGTTTCCTAATCCCAATGATATACGTACTGAAGAGTTTTTGTTGTCGTCGATAGCCGAGAAGCTCAGCAACAAACTTGGCAGTTGTTGTTCTGGGATCGACTCTACTTTGTATTGCCTCGAGGTGGTCGACGTCGGTTGATTCTGTTTGGACTCCATGGCTAAGGAGGAACTCCTTTACCTGCTTAGGCGAACGAGGGTTGAAGGTATCGATACCGGTAAGATCGGAGAGACGAGACTCGCTCTCATCGAGCCGTACTTGGTAACTAGCCTGTAGTTCCCTAGAATATTCACGGTCAATAGTAATTCCGTTAAGCTCCAGGTACATGAGTTCATTAGATGCTCTGACCATGTGATCGTGGACGCGGCGTACGTCGTTTCGATCCAGCTTGTCTTTGAACAACTCGTACAGGTCCCAAGTGCAACTAACGTCATATGCGTTGTACTTGTAAAGTATCGGCCTAGGAATATTGGCGTAATTACCGCCACGAGGCACGTATGTTCTGATTTCGAGGTCATACTGGGGCGCCCCTAGTTGTTCGACGGCAAGTACTTTGAGGCCGTGCAGCGCTGCTCCAACTCTCTCGTCGAGCGCATAGTGCGCAAGCATCGTATCGAACCATAGCTCAAGTCCGCCCAGATGGGGGAAAAGTCCCGCCAAGTCAAACTTGCCGTTGTGAGCAATGATCTTAGTTGATCGTAAGAATCGCCCGAGTGCATCTCGTACCCGAACGTCTGCGAATGCATTCTCACCAAATACCAGCGCTTCGCCTTTGCGGTAAGCGAGTCCAACGCATAGCATGTCATACTCATTTGGATGCCCGAATGATTCATCCTTATCAATTCCGACTTCAATGTCAACGACGCAAGCATCGATTGTGCCTTCCAGCTCCGCGAGGAGGCTGAGCGCAGTATCAACATCGTCGATGACGAAGTGCTTCGGTGGAGCCCAAGGCGCACGTGGAGCTTCTTTCAGCTTTCCCAGGTCGGTGACGAGCGCTGGAAATGCACTTGCATTTCTGAGACAGAATGCCGGGTGCCAAGTCGGAACGACGCGCTCGATCGAAGATCCCAGTAGCGCGCTCGTCGGAGCTTTAGCAGGTCCGACTCTGAGGGATGAGATACTACGTGGATCGTCCACGAGTGCCGCCGCCGCGGTCCCTCCAAGAGCCACGACATCTCTAACTCCTGATTGAACGAGCTCTCCCAGGAGACGCGAACGACACGCAGTAACCGCACTCTTAGGAGGAGTAGCGTTACCTGGCGGGCGACAGAGAGTAACATTTGTGTACATCACCTCGTTAGGCTTATAGTGCAGTCCACGCAGGACTGTGTTGAGGAGCTTGCCCGAAGGGCCTACGAAGGGCCTGCCGCGCTGTGCCTCCTGAAAGCCTGGCGCTTCTCCCACCATCGCCACGATGGGGTTCGGCGGAATGTTGCTAGGAACGAAAGCGTTCTCCGGCGAGTTTAGGGGGCAGTGCTCGCAGTCTGCGAGGGGGTGCCGTTGTGTGCCCAATTGAGAAGCACCTCCTCGTTGTATGCCATGCAAGCGATGATGTTGGGCGAGAGGCTCTTGTGACTGCTTTCGAAGTAACCGTGCGGCCGACTGATGGCCTTGGTAGTGGTATCGAGACGCTGGTGCGCCATGGCGTAGTTGTACGGCATCGAAGTGTCAACCGAACGAATGTGCGGTGCATACTTCGCGGCGTACTTCACTTCAGACAACCACAGGGGGGAGGTGCCCAACAAATGCAGTTGGAAGTGCTCCTTGTACTTGGTCTTGATGTAGTTCGCCAGATCGATTCTGGCCGACTTGTTGCCGAGCTCCTTGAGGAGGAGTCGTGGGATGCCCAGCGTGGTCACATCCGGCATGTAGCTGTAGTAGCCGATGATGTTGTACACTTCGGCAAGTGTAGTACCCTGCACGGTGGCCATGTAGCGCGTTGTGTCGATCTCGTCGGGTCCCATGTTCTTTATGCGAAGACGCAGATAGGCTTTGACAGCCTCAAGTGTGCCGCCCATGTCGCCAAGGACATCTGGCAGCACTACTTCCTTGGCGGCAACTGCGATCTGTGCCGTACGAATCTCTTCGTACGTCAGCTTGACTCCTTCGGCCATTCCGTTGTCCATGGTGACGTACTTGCCCATGCGTCCCAGGGCCGCCACCTGTCGAGCGTAAGCATCGTTCTCTAGGATCTGAGGCGCGAGGGAGAGGACAGCGTCCCCTCCCCCCATGCGCGCCTCAAGCCCCTTGGGGGGAATGAAGCAGATCTTCATTGTTAGCTCTGCGCCTTACTAGGAATGAAACTGTTCGGTCCGAGCTCGATGGGTGTGTCGCCGGCGATACGATCGACCGACTTGTTCAGGATGTACAGCTTGATGAAGGTGTACAAGGAGTAGTTGGCGATGTCAACAACTTCCTCCATGGCCTCCTCAAGAGTGTTGGCGTCCATGAACTTGAGAGGTCCGTACGTCTCGGCGCCAGCGTTGTGGCGCTCCTGCTGCATCTTGTAGAAGAGCTCCGTAGCCTCTACCGCGAGCTCCTGGATGGTCTTCGTCAGCTCGTCACTCATTGTTGGGCATCTCCTCTACTGTGAACGACCAACGTGAACCATCGTCGAGGGTAATAACACCCTCGCTGTTATCCTTGCCGTATGATACGTCGTCGATGTAGACGTCCGGGTCGTCGAAGTCGACGGGCTCGTCGAGATGACATTGTAACGTCCTGAGGATGACGCCGCGAATCTGTTCAGGCTTCAACACTGGCCTCCTGACCGAACCGGGAAATGTTGAACTCGCGCTTCTTCTTATACGCCGCGATCAGGTCGAAGCCGAAGTCCTCGCGCATGATGCCAACGAGGTTCATCAGGTAGATGAACACGTCGGTGATCTCTTCGCCGATCAGCTTGTCGCCTTCGTCGGCCGTCAGGCTGCCGCGGACAACCTTCTTGGCGACGTTGCAGACCTCGCCGACCTCACCTGCAAGGGCAAGGATCATGAAAGCAGGATCGGTTGATACCTCAGGGAACCAGTCCTCGCTGTCGCGCAGGCACTCGTCGATGATCTCGTTGAGAGTCATGGACTCGTTTGCCTGAGCTGCTGCGACCAACTTGCTCAGCTCTCCAAGTTCCTGCAGGGCTGCAGCCTTGGTCTGCTGTACCTCGTAGCTGTCTTCTAGCGCACTTGGTGCAGGCGGCGTGGTATAGGTGTGTTCAGTGCCTGGCATGTTACTTCCTTCGGTCGAGGGTTGCGAGGAATTCCGCTTTCGCGGTCTTGCTGTGATCTCCGTATACGCCACGCATGGTAGCTGTCGTTGTCATTACACCTTGGGCCTTCACGCCACGGAAGGCCATGCACATGTGT